AAATTAATTTCATTTATTTTACATTTTATGCTTGCAATGTAGACCGATGGGCTATATATAAGATTTAACACTAGCAAAAAGGAATTAAGACAATGTTCAAAGCACATCCAAAAACAATCGCAAAACGCTTCATGGTTTTATTTGCAACGCTATTCATTTGCGGCGTTGGCCTTGGCCTTGGTGGTTTGCTCATTACGTCAATCTGGTTAGCTTCAACAATTCAATTCTGGATTGGCCTTGGCCTTTGCTTCATAGCGGTTTTTACAATCGTCTGGACTGCATTAGGTTTTATTTTCAATTTTATGGACTATCAAAACGCATAATCAACTAGCAAATAAGGAATTGGCACGATGAAACTATCAGACAAAACATATGACGCGCTTATGTCAATCAAACATGATTTAATGAATGACTGCGAATTTCATCTAATTTTTGATATTTGGGCAGAATTAACAAACGATGATCTTTCACCAAAAGATCCAAAACACACAAAGCTAGTTCAACATCTAGCTGGCGAATTACAACTATAATTAACACTAGCAAAAGGGTTTAAGACAATGAAAAAAACTTACAAAGTTTGCACAAATAAAGGCAATAAAAGAATTTGGATAGAAGGCAACGCGCTTTTAAATGCTGGCCTTCATTCTGGTATGACATTCCAAAAGCACATTAGTGCTTGCCAAATCATTTTATCCTTTAGCGATAAAAAAGAATTCCAACTAACTCATAAAATCAGCGGGAATGAAAAACGCCCTATCATTGATTTGTGCGGCAAGTACTTAAATGAATTTTTTGGTAATGCTGCAAATTATCAAGCTGAATTTTTCAATGAATTTGACGGCAAAACAATCATCATCACAAAAGTTTAACACACTAGCAAATAAGGAATTGGCACAATGAAACCATTAAGCAAAACTGAAATGGCTGTTTTAGCTGGCAAGTCTGTCTACCATGGCTTGCGCGTTAAATCCGTATCGGATGGCATGGCAAAATCTGAGCGTGCTATTAAGAAAAGCACAAACGTAAAACTTGGCAAGCGCGTTACCAAAGGCAAGCTTGCTGGCTTTCCGATTTTTACATTGACATTAGAAGAACGCGCAACTTGTCCTCGTTCTTGCATTCATTGGGGCGATTGTTACGGCAATAATATGATGAATGCGACTCGTTATAAAGGTGATCAAGCTTTATTAGATCAAATTGAATCAGACCTTGCCTTTTATCAAGTCAAATATCCTAAAGGCTTTTTAGTAAGGCTTCACGTTTTAGGTGATTTTTATTCCGTTGCATACGTTGCAGCATGGGCAAAATGGCTGTCAATGTTTCCCGCGCTTCATATCTACGGATATACAGCAAACCAATATGACGCTATTGACAGTAAAGAACGCGCTATTGGTGAAGCTTTGCTATCACTACGCATGGCTTGCGGTATTCGCTTTGCTGTTAGATTTAGCGGTTCATATACCGATAGCTTTGCAGCATTGTCACAAGATGACAATCGCAGCAATGACTTGTTAGCTAATAAACAAGCTTTTCTTTGCCCTACGCAAATCAGCAAAGAGACTGGCAAGCTTGCAAAGAAAGACGAAGAGACTCTTGTGCCAGATTGTGGTGCTTGCGGTTTATGCTGGCAAGCATCAAAGCCAGTTGTGTTTTTAACCCATTAAGAAAGGCTGAACAATGTCACACAAACTCACAGTAGGGTTAGGGCTTTTTATGGTGCTGTTTGCGTCATCAATGCAAGATACAATAGAAAACCAAATGTCAAACGCTGCATTTGCTTTGCAAATAGGCTTGTTAATTACTGGCCTTTGCTTGGCTTTATATGGGGCTAACAAATTAAGATAGGTAAAATACCACCATTGACAGTCTAAAGGCTGTCAGTGGCTCTTTAATCGCCATTAATGGCATAACACTAGCAAAAGGATAAAAGAGAAATGAGCGACAAAAAATATATAACTGAATACTACCAACAATTAGTTGGTTTTGAGATTACCAGATTTGAACTTGAAGAAGAACACGTTGGCCTGGAACCTTTTCCAGTGTTCCTTTTAAAGAGAAAGGGCGAAACAGGTGGTGAGGATATTTATTTAACTATTGCTGTTTCACGTGATCCAGAAGGCAATGGTGGTGGGTTCTTGTTTATTGAGCCTAGTAATCGTTAGCAAAAGAGAAAGGCCGAAACGCAAGGCAACTTGCGTCCAGCGATTGTGTCGCTGCTGACGAGGCCGTCAGTAACTAGCAAAGGGATAAAACAGAAATGGATAATAGCGAAATATATTTTAATCTTGTGGATATGCACAAAACATTAAAGGCCAACGGCTTATTAAATATAAAGCGTGTTCACGCTGGGACAGATAATCAAGATACGCTTGGTGATCTTTTAGAAGATACATTTGAAAAACTGTTTAATGAGCAACTACCATTCAACAACTAGCAAAAGAGAGAGGGCAAATCATGTCTAAAAAAACAGATCAAAAATTTCTGGAAAACCAGCATAAGAGAATAGAAATCATTAGTCATCTATCGGCTATAGCTGGCCCATATGATGCGGCAATGCTTAATATGAGCATTATTGCATGGGGCAATGAAGATGGCTATTGGTTGCGGCTACTGGATATGGATGGGCAAGGCGATAAACTGCTTATTCATATTGACAGCGAAACAGCATCAAGCAGGGATCGCTATTATGTCCATCAGTATATTTCAGAACACGGCATTGACCATGCAATCAATAGCTGGTCTGAGTTTATGGAAGATGACGCTGCATAGTAAAAGAGACAGGGCAAAAAAGGCGGTGCAGAATTGGCTAATGCACCGCCTAGCCCACTAGCAAAGAGGACAAAGAAAGGTATAACGATGCAAACTACAAAGATCAAGCTGCAAAGATTGCAGTTAGGGCTAACCCTGGAAAAGATGGCAGAAAGGCTTGGCGTAAAGCAACGAACTTATCAACGCTATGAGAAAGGCGAAAGAGAAATTCCAAAGCCAGTTGCTATGCTGCATGAAGCCTTAAAGAGAAACGCCATTTTAGAGCGTAACGAACAACTAGCAAAAGAGAGAGGGAAAAAGTAATGGAAAGAAAATATTTAGCATACGATAACTTGCCACCAAAAGGGTTTGGTTATTTCGTATGGGAAGATAAAAACGGCATTACATGGGAGTTGTTTGGCAGCGCAAAAGATTTGCCAAAGGATATATATGAGAAATGGAGAAAAGAAAGTCTTTTGCCGCTGTTCAAAAAGGATAAAATAGCATAGCCAGAAGGTCTAACTCTTACAATGCCGCGCGGCATTACTGCACTGCAATGCACTACTGTATTGCAGTGCTTTTTTTTATAGAAATTTAGGAGAGCAAAGTATCAATGCGATGCAGTGTAGCTGCGCGGCTTTTCTAAGAAACGGCAGAGCCGATTTTATCAACGCGAAATTATCTGTCAACCCCTAAACTTTCTTGAGCAATGTGAAGCCATGTATCAAGAGACATTTCACAAATTAAATCAGGATCATAAGAGAAATTACGACAAACAGCCATGAGTTGTAGTACGCACCGCACTGGCCTGTTGTTAAATTTATAAATTAAAACTGGAAAGCGGTCAGTATTTGCAGCGGCATCTATAGCTTGTTGCCACCAGCCCTGCTTGTAAACGCCACCAGTGTTGGCATGAGCCTTACATTCTATAGACCATCCAGGTATTAATATATCAGCCTCACCTTTTACTTGATATTGAGAGAGATTTCTTTTTGGCATCTCAGGCAGCTTATCGCCTAGCCTATCCTTGATGGCATTGATAATGGTTCTTTCAAACGCTGCACCTTTTTGTCTGCTGTCTGCCATTTTCCATATCCTTTATGCAAGAGAGAAAGGGGGCAATGTTCTGAGGAACTACTGTATTTCCAAGAGCGTGTAATCTTTTGGATACCCCAGCATTGCCTCTGCAAAGTTTGGATGGGTACAAGGGGGATCGTTCTGGGATGTCCTCAAACCTTCTGACATTTTTGAGCCACGAAAAGTCTCGCTGCCTCTGTATCTGTATTTCTGGCAACCCTTGTATTCCGTTGCTGGGATCGTGGGCAATAATCCACACGCGACTGCGCCTATGAATTGCTCCGACTGCTGTAGCTGGTATAACTTGCCACTGCGCGTCATACCCGATTGAGGCCAAGTCTCCGAGTACAGTTCCCATTCCCCTGTCAAGCAAAGCTGGTACGTTTTCCAGAAAAAGCCATTTCGGTCGTACTCTGCTAGCAATTCTGGAAACTTCTGAGAAAAGACCACTGCGTTTTCCGCTGATCCCTTCGGCATTTCTTTTACCAACGCTGATGTCTTGGCATGGAAAGCCAGCGGTGATAATATCAATTCCTCTATATCCATCTGCATCTTCATTACTTAACTCCTTTATATCTTCATGGATATGTTTTCCAGGCCAGTGTTTATTAAGGACAGCTTTACAGAAATCGTTGTTTTCACAAAATGCAACAGTTTCATAGCCACCCACTAATTTTTCAGCAGCGTAACTAAATCCACCAATTCCAGAAAACAGATCAAGTAATTTTAATTTTCTGTCAGCCATAGTTATCTAGCCCTGTTTCAATGTGTAATGCTTGTCTGCTTACCCTGCCTTTTGTATCGTCATCATCAGGCACTACGTCATCAGCAAAAGCATTGTCAGGCAAACTATCACTAACAGCTTGCCATGCGCGTCTATCACGCTCTATCTGCATATTGTGGGCATAGGCAACCAAAGGCTCATACTGAACCAAACGCCTAATCATTTTTGAATTACCTTTTTTATTCGACATAGCCACCACCATAGACCAGATGACAAACCTTACATTTTAACGCGCCATCGAGAAATGTATTGCACCTCACGCAGTTACCATTGGCTAACCGCCTAGCAAACGAACCATCACCCTGCTGGATTGCGTTAGAGACATTGCGAGTGCCATCGCAATACTCGCAATCTTCTGGCACAACCTCAGTCGGATCAAAGTAATCCCTTACATAAGAGAAACCTTTGCCCTTGCATTTACTGCATAGCTTGGTTGTAGAAGTCATTAGGCGTTACCTCACCATTGGTTGCTAATAAAATCTTACGCATAGTTTCTGGACAAGGAAAGCGTCTTAAATAAACATAATGGCAGATGGCAGAACGAGAAAGACCGCACCGCCTAGCCATCTTTGACTGCGTTATCCTATTGATTTTCATATACTCTTTCAATGTCATATTTTTATTGTAAATGATTGTTGACTGCATGTAAACAGAATGTTAGTGTCTGGGAAAGCATGGGGAAGAAAGGGATTGGCATGAAGGAATCACCACAACAGTTAAAAGACATGGGCTTATACCATGACAGTGCAAGCGGAGCTACGGCAACTAAGGATGAGATGTTCTTAAAGCTATGGCTACGCAAAGAGCATAAGATGAGTTTTCCTATGGCTGCTAGGCCGTGGGCTGGAATATCAGTGCAGCATGGTGCAAACCTTGCGCTTGGGCTGCAAGACTACAACGAGATCATTGGACAACAAGAAGGTATGTCCATTGCAGAAGCCACCCGACACATGATGGCAAAGTACGATGAGTATAAGCCGAGGGATTGGGATGATGGCAAGGACGCTGAAGAGTTTGATGCGTTTAGAGAAGTGCTGCCAGAAATGATGGCTAACTCTATTGCTGGCGTAAAAGAGTTTTTCCAAGGGGCAAATGCCATAGCTGGTGAGCATCAGCGGTGGCTGGATGAGCCAAAAAGTGAAGTGCCTATTATGCTATACCAAGACTTTAGCGGTGGCGGTAAACAAATAGACCTTAAATGCTCACTTCCTCTACGCAATCCAATAAAAAAAGATGGCACAAGAACTTGGCGCACACCAAAGCCAAAGATAGAGCCAACTTGGATGCAAGTAATACAACAATCAGTTTATTGGAAAGCCACAGGAGAGACACCAGCATTGCTGTTTGTCACTGGGGCTGGATTTCATATAGCAACACCAGAAAATTGTGATGCGTTGTCAGAAGAAAGTCTGAACCGCGCATACAATGAGGCCGTTCAAAGCTGGGTTATTACTCAGAACTTATTGAAGGCCGCTAATGGTTCATGGCGCACACTCTTTGGTCTTGTCCAGCCAGACATGACAGAGATTGCAAGGCGGCATGGGCCATCAATCGTAACACTAGCAAAGGAAGCATGGAGAATATGATGGCAGAAATATTAGATTTGTTCGACACGCCAGCTTACAAACTGGCAAGGACACACGATCCAGCAACGAGCCACGATGCGGCAGACAGTATCAACGCAAGCCACATGGAACAGGTTGTGCTGGAAAAGATAGAGGACTTTGGCAGTGATGGTTGCATTAGCGATCAAGTGTTAGCTGCCTTGCCACACTACGGCTATAGTACTGTGACTGCACGATACAAGCAGTTAAAAGAGAAAGGCTTTGTAAAGGTTGATGATCGCAAACGCAAAGGCAAGTCAGGCAGAGGCCAGCTTGTTATGTGGGCAACAGAATTTTATGTGGAGAAAAAGGATGACCAATGAAGAACACATTGATGATTTGCATAGCCAGATGGCTATCTTGCAGACAGAACACAATGAAGCATGGCAGCACGTTGACAATCTTCAGAAGCACGTTGAGCAACTAAACGACAATGTTGCATCAATGGAAACTGCTTTGTCTGTGTTCACACATTTGATTGCCGACAAGCTAGGCATAGAAAGGAATACACACTAATGGCTGAAAACCCATTAAACAATGTTATGGATTTTGTTAATGAATTGAACAAATCACATGGCGTTACGCAACGTGGTGGTAAAAAATACACCCAAGTTGTGCATCGAATGGAAGCGTTTAGGCGTTTCCTTGGCCTGGATTATGGTGTGGATACACAGATAATGGTTGATGATGGTCATAGAGTTGTCATCAAAGCTATTATAACTGATAACAATGGCAATCAGATAGGCTCTGGTATGGCTGAAGAAATCAGGGGTGATGGTCACGTTAATAAAACATCAGCCTTGGAGAACGCAGAAACATCGGCCATAGGACGCGCACTGAGTAGCCTTGGCCTAGCTGGTGGGGAGTATGCCTCATCAAATGAGATGGATGCCGTCACGCGCAAATCTGAGGCGTCAAAGACCACATCTACACCACGACTAGGCCCATCAGGTGCTAAACCACCAGCATCAGCACAAAAATCTGATGAGCCTGACGAATGGGAAGCGTTGCTGCGTGAGATTGATGTCAAGATGAAAAACACCAAAACACATAAAGACCTATTGGATTTTATGAATGGCGGTTATTTCAAAGATAGAATGGCAGCTATGCAAGCTGCTGATCCGCATAAGTATAACATTGCAAGAGATATACTTGTGCGAATGAATACTAAACTTAAACCACAGGGGTAAATTATGAGAAGATATGAAAAAGTCTGTTCAATTCGTTTGTTCAAGAATGAAGAAGGCAAAGCACCGTACAGCAATAACAAGTGGACACCTTATGTTGATGGTGCAAACGCTGATGTTACGTTTCGCGGGGATCAAACCTACAGTGTCAAAGGGTTTATCAATGACGATGGCTCAATTGGAATTAGTATAAGCAGGGTTGTCGAGTATGAAGGCGGTGACAATCCAGCCGATAACGTATCGCAAGGTGGATTCAAGCAAGTTGCTGATACAATTCAAGGCCAGTATCACCCTAAAAAATTAGACGATAGTGACGTACCGTTCTAAGAAAAAAGTCAAGCACGTTGATAACCGTAAAGTGAATTGCGATTATTGCCAGAGAGAAATGGCGTTACATGGCGGTCACTGGGTTATCAATGGGGCTGGGCAGTTACTATGCTACAGTTCAAAGGAGAGTTGTTTTGACAAGGTGTTCAGAAATAGTAATAGAGAAAGGGATGCCGCCCAAGAAACTTACTAGGAAAGAAGTTCTGCAATCTTTGGAAATAGGGGATAGGATTTTTTGCAAAGATAATGCTGAGTATGAAGGGATTAGGCGTACATTGTATTCACTAAATATGAAATACAAATCACAAAAGATCAGAAAGCCAGACCTAGCTGGCTATGGTTTTTATATATGGAGAATAGAATAGTGGAGTAAATAGGGGGGTTATGCCCCCTTATTTTTTCTTAGATTTCATAATTTTCTTTTTCAAAGATGCTGGCAATGTCTTTTGTTTAGCGGTTAGCTTCTTTGCTGGACGGCCTACCTTTGATCCATAAGTTCCTTTTCCCATCGGCATTTAACAGTTCCACTTCCTTAATGCTTTGTTGATACGACTATTAGGATTACGCGCTGTTTTCTTGCTAGTCAACTTCTTCTTCATTCCCTTCATTCTAGCGCAAAAACTTTTACGCCTAGCGGCAGCTTTCGGTGACTTCTTAGCTTGCTTTGCAGACACAGGTGGCTTGAGGTTCATACCCTGACGTTTAGCTGATGCCCTTCCTCTAGCGTTTAAACCGCCAGATTTGCTCTTGCCAGCCTTCCTTTGCCACGCAGGGGTCTTAGCCATCACTCAACGCCCTCATCCTGTCTACGAGCCTTCTAGCGCGATTAGGGACTTGTGTGTACCAACGGCTATCTACCATCTCATCAGCAGCCTTATCCCAATCTCTTGCATCAACCCCAGCTTTCATGCCCTTAAAAGCACTAAGGCGAGGTCTACCCATGTTAAACATCATGTTAGCAATGATATGCTGGCACTCTTCTGGAAGCTCATCAAAGTCTGGATAAAGAACCTTGCACTCATCAATAGTAACAACAATGTCTAGAGCAAATAACTTACGCACTCGCTCTTGCTCAACAACAGTACCTACTGGCTTGCCGTATTCCTCATCGCTTTCCAAAACAAGATGCCCTATTCCGCAAGTGGGCAGTGACAAATGGTCTAAGTATATTTCGTACTTACACCCCTCATCCTCTGCTATTTCCTCACGCAAACGATCCTTGTCCATTACTTCTTCCGCTTCTTAGCAGTCTTTGCAGATTGTTTAAAATTCTTTGCTGTAGGCGCACCCTTGCTTCCAGGCTTACGCATCTTCTCACCAGAGCCAGCAGCAATACGCTTACGCTTGGCATGGATGTTGGCATATAAACCTTTTGTCATTTCGATACTCCTTTGTATTTTTCAAAACTACGCATCCCACCTAATCCTAATAAACCTAATAATACAGTCATAAGGCTATCCATGTCAAAAGCTGGGTACGCCACTGCCTCAATACCCATGTACGCAGTGACCACATCCATCGTAGGAAAAACTAAAAAATGCGCGAATAGGGCTAGGCTACAGCACCAACCTACGCTTGGCCTCCAGCCCGACACAAAAATATTTTTTGACTTTGCTTCTTCAGCATTAATAGCCAACTGGCCTTTGGCTAACTCTTGTGCGTGTCGGTCAGCCATAGTAGCCAACTCATGCGCCAACTTGTTCTTCTGATCTTTGTCCTCAACAAATTTATCTAACAGCCCTGTTACTGGCCCTATTAATGCTTGTATCATTCTATTATCCTCACAATATAATTTGAACCATCATCATTCTTTTCAATCACAACTGTT